TTTATTCTTCGATTTTTTCTTCTTCGTCTTAATGCCCTGGACTTCGGCCCATTCCTCGTAAGTCATGTTTTTAGGCATTTTCTTTCCGGAATTGTACCAGTCCATTTCATCATGGGGATCATATTCTATGGTCGTGGACCGGCAATTCGGGTGCATGGGCGGGAAGTTCGTTCCTGGTTTGGCTTCATCTAAAGCGAAGTTTTTCCCGTCCAGGCTTGCGCAGACTTCACTTGTCCGGCTGTCCAGGGTAGCGACGAATTCATATCGCTTCACGCCGGCGGCTCTGTAAGCGGCTTTTTCTGCTTCGTTGTGGATATGGTTTGTTTCGGTCCTGATAAGCCGTTCGGCGTTTTTATAAGATTGGCCCATTCGCGCCGATATTTCCTTCGACATGGCAACAATGCCCTTGCCCTGGATAAGTCCCTGGGTCGTAACCTCCCGAAGATGAAAGAGAAGGGCCTGTTTATTTTGCCATAGCCGGTCCGAAAACATGGCACCGGACCAGGGATAAGAAACAACGCTTTCAATCATGCCGGCGTTTATCTTTGCGAATTCGTTTATAAAGCCGGCGCGGGCCTGTAGGTGATAGACTTTTTTATAATAGGCTTCGGTAAAGTTTTCGCCGAATTCAGCTTTCATCTGGGCGACGCCTTTAGTGAATAGGTCGTTCAGGATCATGTCTATTTGCGCGTATAAGGCTTCCAGGCGTGTTATTGAACTGCTATAGGATAATGCGTCAAGCTGTGCCGTTAATAGGGCCTTAATGCGCGGGTCTGGTTCCTGGGCTATTCTGTTGACGTAGTCGGCCAGACTTGCTTTCCATTCCTGGAACTCTCTTTTGTTTAGAAGCCGAACGGCTTCTTCGTAAGTCAGGCCATGTTTTGAAGCATACCGGTTATAGAAGTCGTTAACTTCCTTCCGGATTGCTCTTGCGGCTTTTTGGTATTCCTCAAACATTTTAGCCGATAGCCTGGCGCCGCGAATGTAAGATTCTTCTTCCAGGACTAAAGCGCGCCTTCTCCAATATTCCTTACTTCTCATTCTTCGTCACCGCTTCCGTCGTCTTTCTCGTCGCCTTCATTTCTCACCCCCAGGTCATTATCAAATAAGCCGCTTCCGAATTCCTCCATAGCCTTTTTCCGTTCTTCCTCAATCCTTGCCAGTTCTTCGTCCGCGTCAGTGACCCACGGGTGATTCTGAATTTGTGTCCGTTTGGAAAGAATTCCTTCGCTGGCCCTGATGTTGTTAATTACTTCAGTTTCATTGACCGGCATATCGACATTAAAGATAATGTCGAACTGTTCCTTCGTAAAGTCACCCTTGCCGATAAGCTGTAAGTAAACGTCGATGAACAGCTTCAAGCGCTGGAAGGTTTCTTTCAGTTCGATTCCCAACGCGTCACAGTCAGCGTCCAGGTCCATATAACGGAAATTGATGGCGGTTCCGGAAGCGTTCCCCAGGTCTGGGTCCTTCGTGTCGACGGCCGAAGCGAAGCTGAATACGTCGCGGCGTTGCTTATCCAGGAAGGCCATAACCGCGTCAATGTTAATGTCGGCCTGTAGCTTATCAACGCCACCGTCTGAAGTAACTTTGATTGCCAGGTGTTCCTTCAGGTCCTTAATGAATTCTCCCAGGTCCTGGCCGCCATAGTTCTTCAGGATATATATAAACTTCGCCACGTCGCGAAGCACGTCGGCTGTTACGGATGTCTGCCAGTTAATGTCGTCGATCAGGTCTTTTACAAAGTAGCACAAGGGAAGTTCTTCGTCGTTGTATCTTAACCAGGCGATAGGGACTTCTTCCCAGTTATAAGCCTTATTACCGACGACAAAATGGCTTTCGGTATAGTCGTTTTCTTCGGTGCCGTATTCCTTATCGACCATGAACCTAAAGCCGCCTTCCAGACCGGTAACGAAGCGCTTGACACCGCCAGGATACCAGAATTCGGCCCGTGTGATTGTGTGTTTGCGGGTTCCGATATAAACTGTCTGGTCATAGAAGCGGATAAAAGCGTCAAGTTTTGTCCGTTCAGAATCGCGCCATAAAGGGATAATCTCGGTCGAAGGAATAAGCATAAAGGCCAGCTTGCCGTCTTCGTCAAAATAAGGCTGTATCCAGGCGATACCTGATTTAATCGCGTTTTTCCCAAGACTTTTAATTTTCTTGCGGAACCTTGCGTCGAATATTTCGCCCAGCGCTTCCGCGTATGCCTTATTACTGGTGTCAACGGTCCAGGGCTTCGAAAGAAGGTAATTGACCTTTTGGTCCACCAGCTTTTTAAGGATCGGGTGTTCGATTTTACAGTTTGACCGGTTGGCGACGTCGTTCGTCTTCCTCTGAACGTCCGACCGGTTCCTGTAATACTGTTCAGCTTCGACCATGATCTTGTATTGCTCGGACGACTTGAATTCTTTTATTTCTTCACCGACTATCTGGGCCAGCGACATAGGAACCTTTTCCGGATCGGAAAGGATCATCTTTATTCGGTCCATCTCGGTTAATGCCATGCTTTACACCTCACTTCAAAATCTCGATTGCGGAACCGCGGCGAATTCTTTCAACAGAATAGCGAAGGGCGGCCATAGCGTCGTCCATGAATTCGACCGGTTCGTCTATATACAACCCAGTTGTAGGGTCCTTTTTCCACTTCCATTGTTGAATTTCTTTAAGCGTGTTCACACAGGAAGGGTGAATGTGGATTTTTCGGCCTTTCAGGAAGTCAATCTGGGCCTTAACACTTCCTTGTTCCTTCTTAACAGGGTAGGCCCTGAAGCCAGCCTTTTTCCAGGTCCTGATCCTGTCCGGCTCGGCCGAATCGCAGAACATTTCAACCCTGGGGTCAATGTTTGCTTTGCGGGCCAGGGCGATAATTTCTTCCGTGTCTTTCTCAAAGACGTATAATTCGGACCGGATATAAATTTCGCCGTCCTTGAATCCAATACCCAGGATCGCGTTCGCGTGATTGAAACCGAAGTCCTGACCGTAATAAACCGAATCGAAGTATTCTTTGCCGGTGGGGAAGTCGTGAACCTCGAAGTTCGTCAATATCAGGCCGCCAAGTTCTCCCCATTCGCCCAGGCCATACACGCGATAACCTTCTGGGTCTTCAATCTTCCTGCGCTCCATACGCCGGTAAAAGCCAGGGTCAATAAACCGGTTATCCTTATAAGTGGAATGGTGGGTTAAGACCTCCGGATCGGACCTATCAAAATAGCGCGCCTTTATCCAGAGGGTCGCGCTAATGGGGTTGAAGGTCATTGTTATTTGATAATATAAATTCGGGTTCAGGTCCGACAGATCACCACGAAGACGGTCGTCCAATATGTCAACGTCTTCCGCTTCAAGTTCTGTCGCTTCCTCAATCCATATCCAGGTCAGCTTCCCTTTTTTGAAGGTTATCGACTTAACCTTTTCGCGCTGTCTTTGGTCCTTAACCCCGCGGAATATGATCTTGTTTCCGGTAGTCTTGCATTCCAGGGATAAAGGGTTAAGGGTTATCTTCCAGATTTTCGGCGCGTGATTGCCGAACATTCTGTAAATGGCCGCCTGAAGTTCTGCAAAGGTACTGTCGCGGTTAGTTTCCTCAACCTTACGAACGACAAGAAGGTTCGCGCCTTCATAGGCCGGATCGGATAATTTCGCGATATAGTCCTGGGCCACGTTGACCGATTTTCCGGAACCGGCAGAACCTTTTAATATACGGTAGCGGCCGCGCCACTCATTAACCGGTTTGAATATAGGGTTAAATTTTGCCTTTGTTATTACCTTAACCTTCGTCGCCGTAGTCATAGTTAATCACCACTGTAACGGGGACGTTGGATTCAGGATCATTATTGAACATTCCCAGATGTTTACCCAGCAGTTCAAGGGCCTTCAGCTTATCACACATTCGGATTTCGCGTTCCACACCTTCGCCAGCGTCCGTTGGTATGGTTTTAACCCTTACCGAAGCAATGGCCGCGGTATCATCTTCAGACGCGTTTTCCGATAGGGTGGCGGTATCAAAGTTAATCACGTCGGCCGCGTTCACAAAGGCAATTCGGGCAAGTTCACGGACCACACGATCCGCATTTATCCCAGTTCTTTTCGAACGCTCGGCCAGGGCTTCGTCTATACGCGCGCGAATGTGGGGTTTTGTTAGGTTTTCACTTCCTATATCCCTTGCGCTATTTGGACTATATCCGGCCCGAATCGCGGCTTGTGTCGCGTTCAGGTCGATAAGGTATTCCTCGACAAACCGTTTTTGTTTCGCGGTTAACTTCGCCACGATTCATCACCGACCTTTCATATATTTTCACACTGGGAAACAGAAAAAGACGCCTGTTTAAGACGTCTTCTTCGGTTTCCCTATATTAAAGGAGGGGGGACCGCCCAGTCCCCAGGATAATATTACCATAGGGGTTTTTATACGAACAATGGCGTATAACTGCATACACTTGCAATCATTTGCAATCATATTTTAACGCATTTTTCTTCATTCACCGGAAGCCTGTTCTTTTCAGTATGCCAGAACCTTTTGACCAGGGAAGTAATTGCGGCTTTTCTTCTTCTGGCTATAGTCGAAACGTCGACGTTAAGAATTTCGGCCGCTTCCTCATAAGTGCGTTTCGGATAATAAAGGGTAAGTAAAACACATTTTGACTTCGTGTCCAAGCTTAATATGTTATGATATACTGCTTCTATCTGACGCCTTCGTTCTTCCAACGCGGCGATATTTCTTTCCGCTCTTTTTCGCCTGCGTTCAATCGCTTCGACAATGTGAACCATTTTGCTGTCCGGATCGGAAGTGGTCTGAACGCGGACGTCGTCATATTTGATTGACGGGTAGGCCCTGGCCCTTATACTTTCCAGGTCCGCTTCCAGCGCGGCGCATTCTGCTTCGATCTGCGCGTCTATTGTCATAATCTCCTGGTCGTGGTTCTGAAGTATGTCTTCAATGTTTCTGCGGATTCGTCTTTCTGCGTCCACGTCGATTCCCTCCCTTCTCCGGCCGGCCCGTTAAAAGGGGCAATCTTCGCCCATGTCCACAGGTATAAAATCACCGCTTGCGATAGCGTCTTCTACAGGACTTTCAGGCTGATTATCTCTTTTGGATTCGGCGAAATAGACTGAATCGGCGATAACCTCAACTTCGCGGTGTTTCTTGCCGCTGTCGTCTTCCCAGGTCCGCGTTTGTATGCTTCCGACCAGGGCGATCCTGGAACCTTTCTGAAAGTAGTTCGCGCAAAATTCGGCTGTATTGCGCCAGGCAATAACCCTTATATAGTCTGTTTTATCTCTATTGAAGCGCCTGTCCACGGCCAGCGTAAAAGAACAGACCGGCGTTCCCTGTTGAGTATATCTCAATTCAGGATCACGGACAAGGCGTCCCAGAAGTTGACATTGATTCATTTGATTTCCTCCCATCTTCTAAAAGCGTTTTATTTGCCTTTTAAATGCTTCGTAATTGCTCGGTGATATATTAGTCACCCTCTGTTGTTTTCGTCGCTCCTGTGGCTTCCTGTGCGCCCAGGATTGAAAATAATCATGTGCTTATATAGCTCTTGTTATGCATTAACTCTTCCCTCCTATTCGTGGGCTTTAAAAAATGCTATCGTCAAGCCTATGAGCAAACCTGAAATTAAAGATAATGCTATGTACGTAATCATTTAATCACCTCACCTTTCTGCCCAAGTACGCCGATTTTATTTCTTCTTACCTTGAACCCATATCTTTTCATGGTTTCATCAAGCTTTCCTTCATTATCAAGCTCCTTGCATATATACAATGCATTTGAAACATCAACAACTTTGGAATATCCATGCAGACCTCCGACCCCAAATTCGGCTTCATCAATTTTTGAAGTGTCAAATCCTTTGTCATAGAATTCAGCACCATCGAAGCATCTTTCAATCACATCAGTGGGTAATGTTTTCAAAATATCTTCCATTTCCTTAACTTTCATCATAAGGTACTTCTTAAAAAGTTTCAAGAAAATTTCAGCATCTTTACTTGTAACTTGCTTATAACCTGCCACTTGACAACACTCCCTTTCTATTAGAATCAACCAGGCTTCGATGGCTCTGCCTCCATCTTTGCGCCGCAGTTGGGACAGTATTTGAACACTCCGTTCTCTACCCACCTGCCATTTTTATACCCAGAATAGAATAAATCCTCACTAAGCTGAAAATTGCACACAGTACACCAATAACTCATACCTGAATCATCGTCGTTGCCGTATAGCTTCC